CCCCACCATGGCCGAGCCCACCCCCTCGCGCGAGATAAGACCCCCCTTTTTAATGTATAGCCTAATTTTTCCATAAGACCTCTTGACGAAAGCTATTTTATAAGTTACTACCTATATAAAGGTCTAACGGTAGGAGGATTTCATGTTCTACGTCTATCGCTTCTTCAACACCGCCGGCGATCTACTTTGGGTAGGGCAGACTACGCAGCTAGCAAGCCGGTTCGCAAGCCATTGGCGGGAACGTTCATGGGCCAGTGAAATTGTTACCGCCGAGGTAGCATTTGCTGACACTCTAGAACAAGCGCTCACAGAGGAAACTAACGCAATCAAAAATGAAAACCCAAAATATAACCAAATAGTTGGAGGGGACCCCCATAGCCGGTTCCACCCGGGATATGGGATATGTCCTAAATGTGGAAACCCAAAAGCAAACCAGAAGGCTTGGTGTTGTCCAGATTGTCTTCGGATATACAGGCGTGCCGAGCGTGCCGCCAAGGGGATTGCGCCACGAAAACCCCCTGTTGTCATTTGCCCACGCTGTCAGGGACCCAAGGACCCAGGTCCCTCATATTGTAAAAAATGCAAAATAATTGTGAACCGGGAGTATCACCAGAAAAAAGCTTTAGCAAAAAGGGGCCTTTAACGATTTGTTAAGGTGTAAAGGTTACACCGTCCACTGCTATCACGCGGGATCAGGAGCCGACCATGGACAAGTTAATCCGCCGGCTCCTGGCCGTTCTCGAACAGCAACAGTACAGGATCAACGCCATGGACGCCCAGGTCGCCGCCCTCACCCAGAATGTTGCCACCCTTCAGACCGAAGTCACCGCTGTGCTCGCCGCAGCGAAAGTCATCGATCCGGCCGACGAAGCTGCGCTCGTTGCCGCCAACGCGGCGCTGACCAGCGTGAATGCCTCCTTGACCGCCTTCCTCAATCCGACCGGTACCACCGGCCCGTCGGCGCCGCCGGTCGCGTAATATCTCGCCCCAGCCGGCCCCGACAAGGATCACCGTCTGGAACCTACGAGAAGGGACCCCGTCGGGCTGCGCGCGCAGAATAACCACGGGGTCCCGCCGTTTACCCGCTCACCGAGGAGAGTACGATGGAACCGTGCGACGATGAACTGAACCACAGTGACACGGGTATCCCGTGGGTCATCCTGGTCTTCGCGTTCACTGTCGGCTTGCTGCTTCTGGGAGCGTACTATGGTTGATATCCCCGCCCTCGTTGCCGCAAACGCCCATCGCTGGGCTTCCATGAAGCTTGATCCGGCTCGTGTGCCGGCTTTTGCCGCGACTGCGAAGCGCCTGTGCGATCCCGCCGCTAAGGCGAAGTATCAGGCAGTTACCAATCAGCTGGTTGCGAAGGGGTATCAGGCTGTGCCGTGGTGGTTCATCGCCATAGTATCCGAGCGCGAGTACGGAGGGCCGCCACACTGGGATAAGCAACTCGGACAGGGAGATAACCTCCACTCCGTTTCACAGCACGACCCGGCCGGCCGAGGGCCGTTCCTTGATCACCCCGGAGACGATGTCAACAATAACGCATGGCTGCGTTGCGCCCTGGATGCCCTTATTGACTGTGCCCCCCATGCTGCTCTCTGGCACGACTGGACTTCCGGCGGCGCCACCACGATTTGGGAGGAGTACAACGGGCTGGGTTATGCTGCACGGGGGGTACCGTCTGCTTACGTATGGTCCGGAACCGACCAATACACCAGTGGTAAGTACGTGGCAGATCATGTGTATCGACAAAGCGCTGTCGACGTGCAGGAAGGGTGTGCGCCGATCCTGAAGGCGATGATGCAGCAGGATACATCAATCGTACTCGCTGATGTAGCCGGCCAGATCATCGTTCCGCCGAAGCCGATCGTGATCACCCCGACCCTTCCCACCGTGCCACCGGGACCGACTTCCGGGCAGCTGCATCCGGGTGGTGTTCAGGTCGTGCCACCGGTCGGCCTCGTGCAAGAACTGCTTGACGCGTTCCACCGACTGTGAGAGGATACCCATATGACAACCACCGTTCGAGTTACCGCGCACAACTTCCCGGCTACCGTCACGGTAACAAACCGGTGTACGGTTGAGGGGCCATCGAATACATCGCATGTCACTACGGAGACTGAGTATGTGCTCCGAGATGGTCAGAGCAGTGAGTGGATCGTGACTGATACCCAATCAGTCCATGTCGAGGAACGTCCTGCCGATCGGGACCCGCCTACATCTTGATTATGCAGGAGTGATCAGTGTCCGACGAAGACAACAACGTGATCTTTGGTTCACGAAAGCCGCGGCTGATCCGCCCTGATGGTGGGTATGTCGGTCCCAAGCCGGAACCTGTTGTTCCTCTCCGCACCACACCGGTTCCGGTCGCAGAGGGTGAAGGGGAACACTGGACCAGCGCGCTCGACGTGCTCCGGGAGTTGATCGTTGACATAGAGGCCGGACGCATCAGCCCGCCCGAGGTTATTTACATCTCCATGCAGTGTAGAAATCCGCTGAATGAGTTAGAGATAAAGAGGCCGGCATATTCCTGGGTCGACGATCGGTGGAAAATACAGTCGCGGCTGGTCATAAAGGGACTGCTGGCCCACCACCAAGAAAGTCTCTAGCCATATAGGTAACACGATGATCCTTACCGTGGACGCGATGCGGGCTGCCTACGCGTATCTCGCGGAGACTGAACCGTTCAAGGACTGGAACTTGCACGATGCCGAGGATGTCGAGTTCAAGGTGACAAGGATAGCGCGCGTGTACGGTGAAACGCACACAACGGTGCGAGACGATGGTAAGTTTGAGTTTACCATTGATTTGTCCGGTGTGAAGCATACCCATACCGCGAGTATCATGGTGACCATGGCGCACGAGATGGTTCATGTCCACCAGCGACACAACTGCATCAACCTCACCAACAAAGCCCATGGAGCCGACTTCCACGCTCTCGCTGCTGAAGTTTGCACCGCCCACGGGTTCGACCCAGGTCAATTTTGAAGATGTGCGTCGGCGCTGGCAGGACATATGTGGTCCTTTACCCAGTGTACCTGTGGGCGAGTGGCCCGCGACCTCATTACATAGGGGGCAGAACATGTTAACGTTCGAGCAGCTCACAGAGATCGAGACCAAGCGCCGCGAGATCGAGCAGTTGCAGGATTTGTTAAACCAGCAACGGAAATACGCCGAGTTTGGTGTGCATACTGGACAAGGAAAATTCGCCGCCTTGCCAAGGGACGTGAACTCGCTTATACACGAGGTTGTCTGTAAGTTCACAGTCGCGAAGATCATTAAGCTGCTTGACGAGTGCGAGCATCTGGGTGTAGACGTGGTTGAAGCGAAGCAGACCCTAGCCGGGTTCCTCGCGGGACTGAAAGCGGAGCCGACCTGATGCCCTGGTGGTTCTGGCCATTCCTGATTGGATTTTGTCTGGGACTAGCCATTGGCAGTGATCCTGTTAATGCGCAGTCCAGCGCATGGTTTGGAGGGTATCATGGAACGCATGTTCGATCTCATGCTGCTCGTCATCATCACGTCCATCGTCATAAGCGGCGTCATGGGGCTCGTCATGGACTACACCGCGCCGCGCCGGCTGCGCAAGCAGCGCGAGCGTCTCACGCACACCAAAGGACCATTCACATGAGGCCCGCCGTCGTTGCCGTTGTAGCTGCGTCGTTATCCGCTGCACCGGGCGCTTCCGCGTCTTTCGATGCTCTGAAGCTTGCATGTGGTGGGGATGCCCTGCGGCTTTGCGCCACATCGATCCCTTCAGGTGTTCCGGCGATAACCGCTTGCATGCAGGCGCACTGGGCCAGTGTCAGTGCGACATGTAAAGCGGTGGCTGACCAGAAGGGGAAACCGACCGCAGCATCTTTACCAAAAATTAACCACCGGCAAGTAAGTTCACCCCCGACGAAGATAGTTTCACCGATCCCCCTGCCGCCGGCTCGGGTCGTTGTCACCACTCCACCGATACAGGAGACTACCATGAACTGGGCTGATCTGCTTCTGAAGGCCGCTGCGCTGCTTGGCGCCGGTACGTTTATCTGGTTTGCCGCGAAGTATGGCCTCGGCCCGCTCTGGACCAAGCTCGTCAGCTTCGGCGCTGTTGCCAAGTCTGACCTTGCCGCTCTCGAAGCGCGCGTGGTGGGTCTGGAGACCGCTGTAGGCGTCGCGACGCCCGCTCCTGTTGCTCCCGCTCCGTCGGCGAAACCGGCTGCTCCCGCTCCGTCGGCGAAACCGGCTGCTCCTGTCCATGTGACCGCGCCGGCCGCCGCTCCTGCTCCCCCGGCCGCGTAACTGCGGCCAATGGCCCCACCCCGGATGCTCCCCAACGGGGTGGGGTTTTCTTAACCTGACCACGCTATATAAGAACCGGGCCTGCCGGTTCGCGCTAGCGGGGTCGCCTTCGAGCTTGATGCCGCCAATGTGGGGGCGCAGACGGCAGGCCCACTTCGGATACCCGCTATGAGTTCGGGAATGACCGGCACAATGGTCTTCGACAACGCGATCATCCGCGCAGCGGACGAAGGCGTGCCAATTCAGGCCATCAAACGCATTTTCAAGATGCTCGTTGACACGGTGAATATACGCGAGTTGCTCGCCACTGCGGTGCGGGCCGGCCGGCTGATTGGCCTTCCGCGAGAGGATTGGCCGCCGAAGGTGGCGACGGATGCACGTACGCCGCAGCATAAAGTTGCTGAGTGCGACGACGACGAGATGGTTTTCAACATTTCCCGGCAGATGAAGTTCACGCGGTTGGAGAGCCGCATTTTTCTCGTGCTGATCCGCCGCGGACAGGCGTCGCGCGAGCAGCTGCATGACGCCGTTGAGGCGAACCGGGGATACCCGGACGAGACCACCCAGGAGAAGATTGTGGACGTGGTCGTGTGTAAATTGAGGAAGAAATTGGCCCCGCACGGGCTAATCCTTAGTACAGTTCACGGGCAGGGTTACGAGATGGCCGATGCGCACCGTGAAAAAGCGTGGCAACTAATCAAGGGAGAACCCACATGCCAGCAGGAGCAATCCTCTACCACACCGGCTTCCTGATGCGGGACCGGCTGTTCGATCGGGAGGCCAATACCAAGGCCCATAAGATGGCGCGGCGTTATGAGCGCGGTGAGGTTCATCTCGTCCAGAAGCGGGTCACATACGGCGTTTTCGAGTATTTCGCCGTACCTGTCAGCGGAGGGTCAGTCCTATGTTCAAGTATTTCTTGATTGTTTGGATCATGATGGCGGGCTCGCCGCCAATCAAGCTTGAAGATACGCCCGTGGCGGATTTGGCGGAATGTCAGCGTGCGGTTACAGAGACGCTTGACAAGTCTGTCACGTTTCTGGGGGAACACAAGGACTTCTTGGGGTTCCAAGCTACGTGCATGGTTGAACCGGTTCCCGGTCAGAATTTGTAAACTTTCTCCTGTTACCTGTGCGGTAACAGGAGATTTTCCATGCCCGATCCCCGTCCACCTATCGTTGACGACGAGCGCTACTTGCTGGGCAAGATCGCAGCCGTCGTGGAAGCACTTCCGGCTCGAATGGACAAATTTGAGCATGAAATGAACGCCAACATGCACGGTTTTCACTCGCGATTGGCGTCCATTGAGCAAACACAAGCCGGGATTACTGCGGCTCGTGCGGCGCATCAGCGGTTCACGACTGTCGTCGCTGCCTTTATTGGGTCAGTTTGTAGCGGAGCCGGCGTCTGGTTTCTTGGGCGCCACTAGGTCCAGCCCGCTGGCGCGGGGGCAGCGCTCTGCTGGGTTTTAATTCTTGGTGTGATCCGCCGTGCGATTGCCGTCATCATCCCCCCACTGCATGCCAGACATGCGTATTGTAGCGCATCGGCGACGTGGGAGTATTCGTCCTTCTTGGGAACCGGCTTTCGAATGCCATTGACCTTGGCAAACTCGAAACGATAGCCGCCGGCTAGTGCTCGGATCAGCTTCGGGCACTTCTGCCTGTTGATCAGCATGCTAGGACCGCCGTTAGTGTGTCGGCCAAGGAAGCTCTCCACGGCACGAAGGCGTGGGTCGAGATCGTTGGTAGGCGCGGGAAAGCATGGAAAGCCCAAACGATCCAACAACATGAAACTCGTTTCTTCACTGTGTGTGGATTTCGCTATGCCCGCCGGGTCGCCAACGAGAGCGATCTTGCACCCAAGGTATTCGTTCTGCATCAGGGCGCCGCGCAGGTGCTCCTGACAGTGCTTCTCCAGGCCGATGTTGTTCGCGGGCACTTCCTCGTGAACAAGCAGGCGTCCCATGTGATCTGGCTGACATATGATGCTCCAGGGGTCGCGGCCGAAGTCTTGGCCGACAATGAGGGGGTAACCGGGAATGACAAGGGTTCCGTCGACGCAGTGCCAACTGCTTCGAAAGGTCTCACGGAATACGGCTTGGCCGCTAGGATCGTCGCCATATTCGGCGCGCACGTAACGTTTGACGTGGTCACTCTCCAAGCCAAATTGACGCACAATGCGATTGTAATATTCTCGGCCTCGGGCGATGCGATCGGGATGCCCGAGCGGGAGCTTCACGGTGTCTTCGTTCTGGAGGAGATGGTCGAGGTTCTCAGCGTTCCAGGCGAGCCCGGAGGGCTGCTTGAATATTTGCCAGTCGAGCGGGGGTGCCTCCATGAACGAGTGCCATGGGGTCATCTCGGATGGCATGTTGGTGTCGGCCATGACGCCATTCCAGGTCGGCGTGCCCTTCTCGCCGCTTGGGTAGCGTCCGATGCGGCTTGCCAGGGGGCCCAGGATCGAGATATCCATCTCGATGCACTCGGACAGCCACGCGCCGGTCAGCTGCATGGAGAGCAGGCGCCCCTGGTCTGTGCTGTCTTCCAGCGGGAGGAATATCCACTCGCTCCGGACCCGATCGAAGTCTACGTAGTAGGTACTGTCCGAGACCTTCCACTGGCCCAGCCCATTTGTCTGGAGCCACGTGTCACAATCCTTGAGGACGGTGTCCTTCAGCTGTTTCAGGGTTTGGCGCACGACGGCGAAACGGGTATGTTTGAACCCATCTGACGCCGAGTGCTGCTGCATCGCGCGCCGTAGCATTTCGACGATTACACCAGTGGTCTTGCCCGAGCCGACCGGGCCGGCAATGAGCCGGCCGAATTTTTCAGATTTGGCGAAGGACGCGACGGTGGCCGGCGCGGTGTAGTTGAAGGACATAGCTTACGCCTTTGGGGGCTCCAGGATGGCTTCGCGGATACGTGCGGTCTCCCCGTAGTCCTTGTGATATGTGATGGTTTGCATGGATCGTCCAGAAAGGAAGCCAGAACCCCAATGCCATGCGTCCATGGGGATAGGGGCTTGATGGCTTTCGCAGATAACGCCAGCACCTTCGGTGGCGAGCACTTCCTTGTGGTGAATATGGAAACCGTGGATGTACCGGAACTTCGTGAGGCCCCAGTCTTCCGCTCTACGGTGTGCCATTATTGAAGGCATTTGGGAGAGCTTCACGGTGTGCCCGTGAGTTGCCCCCAGCAATACGCTGCCCCACCGCTGCCACCAGAACAGGGAAGCGTCCAGGTCAACTTCCACGCGAGGTTCATCACGGTACCACGCGGCGAGAAAGTGGGTGATCGCGATGCTGGAGTATTCGTCGTGGTTACCGGGAAGTATGCGAACGATGACTTTTTCATTATGCTGGAGGGCAGCGTCGATCGTGCGCACCTTCAGGCGCTGGGCGGCCTCGATCCCCTTCCGGAACCGGCCATCGGTATCCAGCTGGTTGCCGGACTTCGAGGTTCGGTTCGTATTGTCGTCGTTGTGCATCAGGTCGCCACCGCCAAGCACAACGGCTATCTTCGCTGGCGCTGTGCGGAGAATAACTTCGTCAATCGCTGCACCGATGGTGCGTTCGGCGATCTTGATATCCCAGTTCTCGCCAACTTCGCGAGCCCAGCACATCATGTTAATGTGCCAGTCGTTGCACGGTATTAGGGTGAGAAGTTTTTGCTGGGGTTGGCTTCCAAGGACAATCGGTTTCGCGCGACCTTCGTACCGGCTGAACGCTTTCTTGAAGACCTTCTCCCAATCGACGGCCAGTTCACCATCCTTGCGGGTAAGAACCCACTGCTGTTTGATCCGTCCTTCGTCGTCTAGAAGGGCGGAAATACCCTTGATAGCAAGACCCTTTTTGACTTCAAATTTCTTGCGGGGCGCCGGCGCAGTCTTGATGAAGTCGCCTTTGGGTCCATTGGTAATCTGCTTGACTTCAAAGCCCGGCAGAACCGGCGGCGAGAACCCAAGTAGTCCTTGGCGTGCCGCTTCGCTTATCCTGTGTTGCAGAGTGGTTCGAGAAACCCCAAGGGCTTGCGCCGCATGGGTCATATTGTTATCGGCTTCCCTGTACGCGGTTGCAGCTTCGATCAACTTGTCTTGGTTCAACGGGTTCATCACACGCGCTCCTCACGGTCATCAAGTTCAGGCACCGGAAGGGCCGCAAGTGCGGGATTTGCACTGATTGGCGACCGGGAGCCTTCGAATTCCAGTTTCGTGTCAGCGCCAAGGTTAATCGTGATCTGGAAGCGTTCACTGGTTTGCCCTTGGCCGGGTTGCTTCTTCACGCCGCCAATATCGGCGCAAAGCTTTAAGAAGTCCACCACATGGTTGAGCGGTTCTTTGGGATCGACGGCGCGAGCGTACCCAAACGGCATTGCCTTTTCGAGGGTATAAATGGCCTCAATTTGGGTCCTAAACAGTGCATTATCAGCACTATTCCACTCTATTTTGGCTGTGTCAACCGCTTTTTGGAACCAATCCTTGGTTTTAAGCTTTTCGTAAGTAGCGGTAGATATTTTGTAGGTGGCGAGGATGTCATCCAGATCACGCATGTTAATTCCGACTTCCCGCGCCAAACCCCCCAAGAGGGATGGAGTTAGGACGGCTTCGGGTTCTGGAACGGTTACCGGTACGGTAACACTGGGCACGATCTGTGTCATGGAGAATTTCTTAACCCACATAGGTTACAGGTTCGTTTATGGCTTCACTCGGGCAAAATGGCTTGATCCAGGTAGTGCCGCCCGCCGCTCTTGACGCCCAGGACCAGTCCAAGGCGCAGATGCAGGCGCAGGCGACGGCTGGCGCACAGCAAGCGGTGAACCAGCCCGACGTGTCCTCTCTCGTGGGATATATCAAGGGCCAATTCGAGATTTTCCGCAACCACCGCAACACCCAACAGGGATGGTCGGAACGGCTCCTGGTCGCCTTGCGCGCGTTCAATGGGCAGTACGAGGAAACCAAGCTGCGGCAAATCCGGCAGTTCGGTGGCTCCGAAGTCTATATGCGGATGGTGGCCCAGAAGTGCCGCGCCGCCAGTTCACTGCTCCGGGATATTTACCTGGGGCCTGATCGGCCATGGGGCCTGAAGCCGCCTACTGACCCGGACATTCCCGCCGATATTCTTCAGAAGATTGACCAGCTGATGCAGTCCGAGGCGCAGATGATCCAGCAGACGCTGGGTACACCACCGTCGCCGACTGATTTGCAGAAGCGCAAGTCTGCGCTCTTGTCGAGCGCCTCCGATGCCGCCAAGAAGAAAGCGGCCGATCAGGCGAAAGAGAGTGAAGACAAGATCGATGAAATCTTGCGCGAGGGAGGGTTCTACCATGCCTTGGCCGAGTTCCTTGTTGATCTTCCAATATTCCCTTTTGCTTGCATTAAGGGACCAGTGGTTCGAGTGGTACCGACTGTCACTTGGCCTTCCGGCGGAGGACAACCCACCGTCCAGATGAAGCCGACGCTCACCTGGGAGCGCGTGTCGCCTTTTGATCTGTGGTGGACGCCGGGCGTCGCCTCGATCGAGAACGCTAACGTGATTGAGAAGAAGCAGATTACCCGTGCCGAATTGAACGAGTTGCTCGATTTGCCGGGGTATAATACCGCGGAAATTTATGCAGTCCTGGACGAATTTGGCCGCGGTGGCATATATGACAACTGGGACATGACTGACGCGGAACGTGCCGTTCTGGAAAGCAGGGAGAACCCCGCATGGAACCGGTCGCAGATGCTGGCAATGATGGAGTTCAATGGGAACGTGCAAGGCCGCTGCTTGCAGGACTACGGGCTCGCTGTGCCCGACGAGCTTCGGGATTATCACGTGCAGGTTTGGTGCATCGGATCGCACGTAATCAAGGCGCAGCTATCGCCCTCTCCCCGTATGCGTCATCCCTATTTTATAACGAGCTTCGAGAAAGTGCCGGGGACACCGGTTGGGAATGGCCTTACCGACTTGCTTACTGACGTGCAGGAAGCGTCCAACGCGACCTTGCGCTCGTTGATTAATAATCTCTCTATTTCATCCGGTCCCCAGGTGGTGATCGATGACGATCAGGTAGACCCGAGTGAGAATTCGGAGGCTTTATTCCCATGGAAACGGTGGCACGCGCGCAAGAACCTACTGGCGGGCGCGACCAGTTCCAAGCCCCCGGTGGAGTTCTTCCAGCCGCTGGACAACTCGGACAAGCTGATCAAGGTGTTGGAGTATCTGACCGGGGTAGCAGACGATGTCTCGGCGATCCCGAAATATGTCGGTGGCTCCGCAGGTGGGAACGCGGGCCGGACGGCGTCGGGCCTTGCCATGCTCATGGGCAATGCCTCGAAAATCCTTCAGACAGTCAGCGCCAACGTCGACCGGGAAGTGGTTGAGATGGTGCTGTTGCAGCTGTTTGACATGATCCTGCTGACAGATACTAGCGGCATGTTGACCGGCGAGGAGCGTGTCAGTGTTCAGGGTGTGAATGTTGCGATCCAACGCGAGACCGAACGTCAGCGCCAGTTGGAGTTTCTCCAGACCACTGCTAACCCACTCGACCAGAAGATCATGGGGATGGCGGGCCGCGGTAAAGTCTTGCGCGCGGTTTCTACCACGGTTGGTCTCGCCGGCGAGCAGATTGTTCCGGATGACGATAAGCTCGATCAGATGGAGCAGGCCGAGCAGCAGAATTCGCAGAACGCCAGTGCCGTGGAGGCGATCAACAAGGGCGTCGATGCGGGGGTCAAGGCCGGGGTTCAAAGGATCACGACGGAACTTACGTCAGGTATCCTGGGCACGGACGAGCGGCTCCCGATGGGTCCGCCGACCCATATTGGCACTCCGCCGGGCGGCGGCGAGCCAGATGGTGACGAAGGTGGCGGTGGGCCAGCAATGAAAGGCTCACAGGGCAAAGGTGGTCCTGGAACCCCATCAAAGGGCGACGGTGCCCCCAAGAGCACCCAGCATGCTGCTGCACGCTCTCAAGGGCAGCAACCGAGTCAGCAGTCCACAAATCACATGGGGCCGCAGACGGCCTTGACAGGTAACGCAAAGGGGCCCGGCGCTGTGCCCATTCAGGGCGGCGCAGGCTAAGAGGAGGATACGATGGCTCAAGGACCGTTTGGATTTCAGAACATTGACTTTACCGCCGGTGGAGGGCCGACACTGGTTCATATTGGTTTCTGTAAGGTCAATAACATGGCTGTCTATAACCACAGTAATACGCTGATTGTGGTTCAG